GAGGTCGTGCGTTCGAATCGCATTAGCAGCTCCATGGAAAAAGCCCGGAATTTGGCTATACCAAGCCATTTTCCGGGCTTTTTTATTTTCTTGAAAATGGAAAAATGTGGATAGAAAAACCCTGAAAAAGCCTCATAAACTAACACATAAACTAACACTTTTTCATTTTTTCCATTTCATTATGCAGATAAGTAATGTCAAGGTCATCTGCGTACTTATCGGCGGTAGTGGAAAATTTAGAGTGGCCGAGCACTTTAGTCAAGGCAACGGGTGATACACCCGCAGTGATTGCATCCGCAGCCATGGTATGGCGTGTGCGATGTGGGGTGAGTATGTTTTTTCCGTCCTTATCTTTTCGTTCAATTCCCAGTTCGTCAAGTTTGGGGTAAAAACGCCTGTTTCGAAAAGTATCATCACTTATGGGGTGATTATCTTCTTCAATCAAATAGATGTTTGACTTATTATAAAAATGCTCGACATATGGATAGATGCTATCTGTAATAGGGATGATTCGATTTCGCCCAGCTTCCGTTTTGCTGCCGCCTATCATTATTCTTCTTTCCAAATCAACAGAAATCTTTTTCATTTTGAGCAATTCGTTAAGGCGCATTCCGGTATCTATATAGATAAGAATAATTTTGACAACTTCATCTGCGTCATGTGCACGCAAAATTTCTTTTTCTGATTTTGTAAAGTTTCGTTTTTGAGGGCATGGCGCTGGGGGAAGTACCAGCAAATCAGATAAATTTCCATCTTTTCCTATCATTTCAAGCCGAATCATTTCGTTATAGAGGTGAGACACAAGCTGCTTTATGCGGTTTTTTCCGTCATAACCCAGTGGCTTTGCAGGCTGTGATAATAGTTTTAGATAGCGTTTTTTCTCGGATGGGATAAGCAGTTCGATTTCCGCGGCTGTAAGGGCCTTAAAACGCTTTTTTATTTCGGCGGTGTCTAATATCTGCTGATACTCTGAAAGCTTCACGGAGGCCGCTTTACGGGCGTGTAGAGGGGATAGCCGTTCCCACGCCGCCGACAGGCCGTCTTTTCCAGATTTGCCAAGCTTTTGATAATGGGGGGAATGACAAAAAGAGTCATAGACACCCGCCAGCGTCAGTTTGTAATTTTCTCGCGTGACAGCTTGTGAATTTGCAGCGTCTACCGCAAGGCAGGCCTCACCTTCAGACGGGAAGCAACCTAAATACACCCCATTACCGCTGACGGCTATCCAAGGTGATTTCCGTTTTTTATCACGAATCATATAAATAGTGCCCGAACCTTTTGGCCTGCGTCTGTGCTTGCGCTGTACTGGTGGAGTAGTTGCTGCCTGTCTTTTGCCGCATAAGTTACAGAACATAGAGCCATCGGGTATTTCTCTTTTGCATCGGGAGCATAACATAAAAACACCTCCGGGGTACACTTGCCAAAGCCTGCCCGGAGATGGTATAATCAGTTCGACAGACGGATTATCCCCCATGGGTAAGCTGTTCTTTTTATAAGTCGCTGGTGCTACCAACACTAGCGGCTTATTTTTTTAATTTGCAGCGAATGGATAAAATATTGTTTTGGTCTCTTAACTTTTTCTGTTCCAAGAGGCGGATATAGCGCATGGCTTTACTTCTGATTTGGCGAATCAAAATTTTGTCTTGGACGATATAAGGGGCCTGATTCATATTGTAACTGCGCGATATGTATTCTTCTGTAACAGGAAACAAACCGCTGATAATAAAAGCACGGTCTTGGCCTGAAATTCGGCCAATATGGTAATAAATGCAGTTCCCGATTCCGCGTTTTTCTTCTTCTCGTTTGATTTTATCACGATATTTTTCCGTCTTTGAGCTCATGGGAACAAGCCAGAGCAAGCCGTGCGTATCACGAAAGGAAAAATAGTGTGGACGGTTTTCCCCCTTGTTCCACATCCATCCAGGGCTGGGAAATGTTTGGAAATAAATATCTTTTACAAGATATAGCCCGTGTTCCACAATTTGCATATTTACCCCTTAACAGAAAAATACCTCCCCTGGAAGGAGAGGTATGTTCCAGCCTGCATTTGATACCCCGCACGCAGGCAGGCGGCAGTTTTAACCAGACACACGCTTGTATGCCGCCGGTGTCGGGCGGCAATGGCGGATGAGAGAGCAATGCGCTCATACTCATTGATGCGGAAAGCTCCGCACCCTTATTATACGCTGGTTAGGTAGCTTTGTAAACATGCCTCTTCAAAATTTTTGCTTTTTTCTTTTTCAACCCGTGTTTCCTACAAGGGAATGACAGCAGGCGGATTTATTGCTCTGGGCCTTGGCCTGGGGCATTTGATTTTTCAGCAGGCTTTATTTTTTCGACACACTCAGCGTTCAGCCTGCCCACAACTTTGCCGCGGCATTGCACAGTATTATCGAGAGGAACAGGGGGCACATTCGAGTTAAGAGACGTGAGAAACTTTTCTTCTCGGATTTTAATATGAGACTTTCCGTTGATAATAAAGAGGCCGAGTTCCCCTTCGAACACATCTGGCTGTGCGCGGATAAGCAGATAATCACCATGGCGATAGGGCGGAACGAGGGTATCATCTATGGGGACAACAAAATCTGCCTGAACGTTGATGTCGCTTTGCGCTAAAAGGGTGCCTTTCATTTCTTTATAGAGCCAGTCTTTTTTTGCCATGAAAATAACCTCACTGTAATTCAAAATAAAAAGTGACGGAAAAACGCGCAGTATTTCCTGCATAGCGCCCGTGACCTTCTGTAACAGTGACGGGGAAGGTTACGGAGAAATCGCCTTCTAAATCGGATGCATCAATTACAGTATACCGGCTGGCTTTTCCTACATCGGGGTAGCTGTCATTCTCTGTGCATTCCGCATAAAAATCCACGACATCCGATTTTTGTAGAGTGAAATAAGTGCCGCTACTTCCGAGAGAAATGCCATTTACTTCTGCGTAAAAAGACCAGTCATTTCCAACACTGTCATTCCAATCGTTTTCAAAAGAAGCTGTGACGTGATAACGCCCTTCCATTCTTGGCGTGGGTGTGGGTTTTGGAGTGGGTTTTGGTGTAGGCTTTGGTGCAGCAGAAGGAGAAGGCATAACAATAGGAGCTGATGGAGAAGAACTGGAAGAAGCTGACGAAATAACAGGTGGGCCAACACCTTTAGCCAACACTAAAAAGAAAAAGCTGAATAATAAGAAAGCGAGAACGCCAGCAATGAAGTTGGAGGTTTTCAACCTGCTGCGAAGCTCCGCTATTTCGCGTTCATAGTATTTAGCGGCAGTGTCTTCTGCTTCAGGCGGTTCGGATTTTTTCTCGGAAGAACGTTGAACATCTAAATGTGAAGAAGAAGGTGTTCGACTTTTATGTATATCATCGTAGGCGTCCAAATAGTCTTGTATCGAAGCTACATGGCGGCGCGTTCCCGGCACACAAAGAAAGCCAAACCTTTTTGCATAACGAGCGTTCAGTTCACATAGAGAAAGCTTTTGTTTCGTTACAATACTGCGGTTTTCATCCTGTGAGGTAACAGCGTCTAAATATTCTTGTGCCGACTGTATAGGCTTTTTTGTAAATGGATGGACGCAGTGTGAAAAACGTTTGGAAATTTCTTTATCGTAGTATTCGAGATTTCTATTCATATTGGATTCAACCCCGACTATATATTCTCTGCTTCTTCGATTGAAAGGCTATTATAAAAATCGTCTCTTTGGATATGCACCATTTCATGGCGCTGCGCCTGTAACTGACCATCATAGGACAATCGCGCATTTACATAAACATTATAATCTCCGTCCTCGTCAAGTATGGTCACAGCGTTCATCCCGTAGGGCAAATCTTTTAGCCGCACAAAGATGTCTTCCATATTCCTACTTTTCTCCTTTGATTGCTTTAATCACGTCTGTATATTGCCGCACCTGTTCCGGTGTGGCTTTTCTTGTGATAGAAAACATTGCTCTGAGTTCCGGGTTCCTTCGAATATCTTCCAACATTTCATTCAGCTCGTTGTCGTCTTCGGCAGCGGGCTTTTCTTCATTTCCCAGAAGATAGTCTACAGGAACATTAAAGTATTCAGCTAGTGCCTGTGCATTGTTTGTTGATGGTAAAGATTCTATCCCCCTTTGCCAATTTGACTTCCAGTTGCTTACTGCCGAACGGGCAATTCCAGTATCGAGTGCAGCGCGAGTGGGTTTTACCCCTTTTTGTTCACACAATTGAATAAATCTGTCATAGAACATAAAACATACCTTTCTTTTTTGTGCACTCTAACAAAAGTTCAACCAGCTGAATAAAACTCTTGAAAAGTTCTTTCAATTGAACTATAATTAAAGCGTAAAGTTCAATTGATAGAACAAATGCGAGTTGAAAGATTGAACGGAATAAGTGCAAGTGAATTTATTGTAGTGCAAGATGATAATATCACTTGGCACAAAAAAGTTCAAGTGCTTGAACAAAAAGGAGGTGAATTTTGTATGCCTGCACAATGGACTGGAGACGTTGTTGGGAAAATGCACATACATGGAGTGTCTAAAAAAGACATGGCGGCATTTATGGGCATTACACCAGAATACACAGGTCGTGTTCTGAACGGGAAGGATGAGCCGAAAGGGGCGGAAGAAAAATTTCGATTGGCCTTGGACGAACTCATTCGAAAAAAGGAGCGTTAAAGTATCCGGAAATATTTTCCTGTGGTTACAGGATAGCACAGATATAGTCCAATAAATGGGACTGGAAAGGAGGGGGCTATGGAAGGGTATCCGACTATGACGCTGCACGAGCTTGCTGAAGCATTTCGGGCGAATCTTGTGCGGGTATCGGAAGATAAGCTGGGGCAAATGATTTTAGAAGGGAAATTCCCGTTTGCAGTAGGCACAGGCGGGGCGCAGGGAACCTACATCATTTTCAAGGAGGCATTTTATGACTGGCTATCGTGTATGACGAATCGGCCTTCCATAAAAATTTAGGATTCCATGCGGATATAAAATGAGCCGCCCGAAGGCGGCGGCAGGGGGGAGAACGGAAAAATGAAGCAGAACTTAACCTTTTGGTTTTTTATTGGCATTGCAATTCTGGTTGTGGGCTCTATCGTGTTGGGGAATGCGATTTCGGCGCTTTTCAAATTATGAAATAAAAAGCCGCCCGAAGGCGACAGGAGGGGAGAAAAATTGGAATGGTTATTTTGGGCCAAGTGGTTTTTGGTGATTTGTGCTGCCGAGCTTTTTATTCAAGTCGTTAAGGACGCTTTGAATTTTATCAAGCGTAAGAGGAAAGGAGCAAACCATGGAGAAAGCTGAAAAGATAACTGATGGATACCGTGAGGCGGTAAAAAATGCCTCTGCGGCTTTGGAAGAAATCAAGGCCAAATGCAAAATACAGACTGAGAGTGAACACATTGACGATAGCTGTGACCGACGCACCTACACGTTAGAAACGCTTGAAAAGCAGTTGCAGCTACTTTCTGAGCGTTCACATAAAGCGTATTCTGAGCCGTTTATTTGTGAATTAACGCAGGCAATGGTGCAAGTGGCCAAAGTTATTTGCTGTATTTAGCTTGGGCATTTTCATAAGAGGGGGAAATATGAAAAACAAGATTTCCATGCTGGTTCTTTTAAGCGCTTTTCAAATTGGAGTGCTTTTTGAGATTTTAGATGTTTTGAAAAATAAGAAATAAGAAAGCCCCGCCGGTGCAGCGAACACCGACGAGGCAGCGGAACCTGATTGAGGTAACCAAACAGGCCGCAAGGACAGTATAACACTTCCTTGCCGGTCTTGGCAAGGGAGGTAATTTTTATCCGTGAAAACAGGGCTGCCCTGTATATCCTTACGGGGATATTGGTAGCCGCAGGGCTTTTTATCATGGGCTACTGGAGGTGAAAAGAGATGATGCACTACATAGAATTGCGAAAACGAATGCTGGAAGCGGGGTATAACCACGAAGAGCTTGCGAGGGCGGCGCACATGTCCAAGTGCGGCTTTTCGAACCGCATAAACAAAAGGATTCCGTGGCGCGCCGACGAAATGGAACGCATTGGAAAGCTGCTACGCTTCGGGCCGGAGGAATACGGAAAATACTTTTTTGAGTATGAGGGATGCGGAGTATGAAATTTTTGAAGGATTTTTGCCTTGTGGCGGCGATTGTACTTATGATAACGGCGCTGGGCGGCGTGATAGACGGATGCCCGGCCGGATGGGTAGCGGCGCTGCTGGTATTTGCGGGGCTGGGAGGAATCGTGTGGCTGGTATGGCGAAACGAAATGAAGTAGTGGAGTGCCGGGGGTGTGAATACTGGCGGACGATGGGAAACAGCAGCAAGTGCATGCACGCCTGCCACTACTGCCTTGAAACAGGGAACCCACGGGGCATGCCTGCGGCGGAGTGCTACAAGCACGAGGGCACACCCTACAAGCCAAAGAAAAGAGGTGTAAGACGTGACAAAAGAACATGAAGAAATGCTGAACATGGTACGCAGTGCAATGGAGATAGCAGAGAGCCGTGCCAGCTATGCCGCAAGTGTGCGTCTGCTGTTTGACACCACGGTGGACGTGATGCAGTTGGAAGTGAACGGTAAGGTGTACACGCTGCGGGCCGGGGAAGAAAAGGCGCTGCGCATGGCACAGCGTGAGATTGGCCGCGCACGCGAAGATGTGGAGGAAGAAGCGGCTGAAATGGAGGTGACGGAAGATGGGCGCGAATGGAGCAATCAGCGCGCGATGCCGCCGGGAAAGCCTTGCGAAAGTGGACATGCCGACGAGGAAAGAAAAGATACTCGCAGTGCTTGAAGCAGGGCCGGAGGACGGCATGACAGCCCGCGAAGTAATGCGGGCGCTGGGATATACCGATATGAACAGCGTAAGGCCGAGACTGTCAGACCTTGACCGGGAAGGCAAGGTGATACAGGCCGGAAAACGGGAAGATACGCTGACCGGCATAAATACGACGGTATACAAAATCGTGGCAAAATAAAAAGCCCTGCATCCGCTGGCACGGAACGCAAGGGCAGCATGAAAAATCACACTATCTAAAGGATAGCACCCAAGGGAGGAAAAGTCAATGACACTGCATGAAGCTGTGGCCCGAAACATGCGCAGCCATTGGGATTATGCGCCGGAGCCGGAAAGCGTGTGCTGCCCAGAATGCGGGCAATATCAAGGCGAGGACGACGTGCTCTATTTTTACACGGGCACAGGTGAGTGCGTAGGGTGCTGGCGAGACGTAGAAAAGCACAGTGCAGAGGGCTTTGACTATAAGTGCAGCATGTGCGGGGAAGAAACAGACGGCCCGATTTACACCGTGCGAGGAACAGATATTGTGCTGGGATGCGAAAACTGCATTACAGAACGCACAATGGAAGAATGCCTGCTTTATGGGATTTTGCAGACAGCATGACAAAACAGGAGGACAACATGGAAGGAAAGAATTATTTTCAGGTATTAAACGATGTCAATGTTGGAGATAAGGCCGAGAAGAAAAACGGGCTTACATATCTTTCTTGGGCGTGGGCTTGGGCAGAAATAAAGAAAAGATTTCCCGACGCCTTTTACACCATCTATGAAAATGCAGACGGGTGGAATTACCACACAGATGGGCGCACCTGCTGGGTGAAAACCGGCGTCACAGTGAACGGCATTGAACATATAGAAGATTTGCCTGTGATGGATAACCGAAACAGAAGCATTCCGCTGGACGGTGTGACAAGCACGGATGTGAACAAGGCAATTCAGCGGAGCTTGACAAAAGCATGCGCACGGCACGGGCTGGGATTATATATCTATGCAGGCGAGGATTTGCCGGAGGCCGAAAAGGAACCGGAAAAGCCTGTGATTTGCACGGTGTGCGGTGCACAGATAGCGGCTGGTAAAAACGGATGGAAGCCGGAGCAGATTGCGGAGTATTCGATGCGGAGATTTAACAAGGTGATGTGCCCGGCCTGCCAAAAAGCTGCCATGAAAGAAGAATCTGACGGCGGCACACTGACATTTGGGGCGAACTGATATGCAGGAATGGTGCTTTAAGGTGGAAGGCTTTATGAGCCTTTTGCCGCGGATTCTGTCGGCAGTGAATGGACTGGACAAGGGAAAGCAATATGTGCTTACCATCAAACAAAAGACAAAGCGCCGGAGCCTTGACGCGAACGCCTATTGCTGGGTGCTGCTGGACAAGCTGGCGGTGGAGCTTTCCAAAAACGGGCCTGCGAAATCGCCGGAGGAAATTTACCGCGAGACGATACCGCTTGTGGGCGGGAACAGTAAGATAGTGCCTGTGCGTGAGGATGCAATAGAGGCATGGAAAGAGATATGGAGCGCCGGGCGCACAGGCTGGATATGCGAGGATATGGGGCCGTGTGCAAACATTCCGGGGTATCACAACATTCGGTGCTTTTATGGCTCCAGCGTATACGACACAAAGCAAATGGCGCGGCTGATAGACCTTATTGTGCAGGAGTGCAGGCAGCTTGACATTGAAACAGCGCCGCCGCAGGAGATAGAGAGGATGATGCAGGAATGGCGGTAAATGGATATGGCGCAGAGCTTGACCGCAACGGATATGCGCCCAGCATTGTGCAGGAGGACGCGGACGAGTGCTGTGCTGTCTGCTATGCCAACGGAAGCAAAGACCCGCTGAACCGACACGAAATATTCGGCGGGGCATACCGCAAGAAATCGAAGCGTCTTGGGCTTTGGGTAAGCCTGTGTCATGACCGGTGCCACCAACATGGGCCGAACAGCGTACACCAAAACGCAGAGGCAAACCGGGCCTTAAAGGTGCGGGGGCAGCGGGCGGCCATGGAAAAATACGGGTGGAGCAAAGAGGATTTCATCCGGGAGTTTGGGAAAAGCTATTTGGAGGACTGACATGCTGAATGTAATCGCCCTCATGGGCAGACTGACCGCAGAGCCGGAGTTAAAACACACGCCGAATGGAGTAGCGGCATGCAAATTCCGCATTGCGGTGGAACGCAGCTTTGCACGCGCCGGAGAAGAGCACAAGGCGGATTTTATCGACATTGTGACATGGCGCAAAACGGCAGAATTTGTGTGCAAATACTTTGGAAAGGGCAGCCTGATTGCCGTGAACGGCAGCTTGCAGACACGCAATTATGAGGACAAGAACGGCAACAGGCGCACAGCCTATGAAGTGGTGGCAGACAATGTGCATTTTGCCGGAGAAAAGACGGAAAACAAGCCGAAACCCTTTGGCCCTGCCACAACACCGGTAGACATCAATAGCGGGCCGGATGATTTCGCGGTGATTGACAGCGAAGAAGATTTGCCTTTCTGAAAGCGGGGTGTGACAGATGGAAGGTTTTATCCTTCTGCACCGCAGGCTTTTAGGATGGGAATGGTACGGGGACGGAAACACCATGCGGGTGTTTATCCATTTGCTTTTGAAGGCCAATTTTGAACCAAGGAAATGGCGTGGCGTAACAGTGGGCCGAGGGCAGTGTGCGACAAGCCTTGCGGAAATTGCCGGTGAACTGGGATTGAGTGAGCGAAATGTGCGTACTGCAATAAAACACTTAAAATCGACAGGCGAAGTGACACACGAACGACACTCTGATTTTGGCTTGTACACAATAAAAAAATACGATGCTTATCAAGTAAATGACACTCGAAGTGACAGGCGGGTGACACCCGACCGACACACAGAAGAACAATTAGAACAAGCTAAAAACTTAAAGAAAGAAACTCCCCCTAAAGGGGGAGTAAAGAAAGAAAGCGCGGCAAAGGCGAAATACGGCGAATTTGAGAACGTGTGGCTCGACGGGCAAGAGCATGGGAAGCTGGTGGACAGCTTGGGCGACATTGGCGCAGCGGAATACATAGAGCGCCTGTCTGCCTATCTTGCACAAACCGGGCACCGTTACAAAAGCCACTATGCCACCCTGCTGAACTGGTGGCGAAAGGATGGACAGCCTGTGAAAAGGACGCCTGCGCCGCACAGGATGAAGCCGGACGCCGGGCGAGAAATAACGCCTGATATGACGGCAAGGGAGATATTCTAAATGCAGAGTACGGAAATGAGCGTGATAGGCAGCATCCTGATGGAGCCTGCGTTTTTGGGAATTGCCCGCGGGATGCTGTCGCCCCGGATGTTTGAAGACGAAAGGCTGGCACGGGTTTTTTCCTGCGCGCTGAAGCTGGCGAAAGCAAATTTGCCCGTGGATGCCGTGACCGTAACGGACAAGCTGGGCACTGAATATGGGCCGCTGATTGTGGAGTGCGCACAGATGGTGCCGACGGTAAGCGAAGGGAATTTTGCCGTATATGCAGGGGCAGTGCTGGACGCATGGCGTGAACGTGAGATACGGGCCGCAGCGCTGGAGATAGCCACGGGCGGCCAGACAGCGGACGACATGACGGCCAGACTGGCAGAACTTTTGAAGCGGCAGTATGACATCACCAGCAAGGTGCGGCGAGGCACGGAATGCACATTTCTGGAGGCTGTGGGGGAAACATACAAAAACCTGTTCGCGCCGGACACAAGCCTGAAAATAGAGCGCGGGGCATTTGGCATGCTGTGCGACGTGCTGGGCGGATTGCAGCGCGGCGGTGTGTATGTGATAGCAGCGAGGCCGGGCGATGGGAAAACAGACGTGGCCTTACAGTTGGCGGTGACACTGGCGAAGGATTACCGCGTGGACTACCGAAGCCTGGAAATGAGCACAGAGCAGTTGACGCACCGCATTTTGTCCAGAGCGTGTATTATCAACAGCACGAGATTTCGCGACCACCAGATAAATGAGAGCGAACAAAAACGCATTGGCATGGTGGTAGACGCCATGAAGGGCCTGCACCTTGTGATGGACGACACGGGAAGCATTTCGGCGGAGGACGTGGAAGCGAAGCTGGCGGCCTCGAAGCCGGACGTGATGTTTATCGACTATTTGGGGCTAATGAAGGGCGACACGAGCGGCAAGAAGCCTCTGTGGCAGGTAACGGGCGAGACGATGCACGCGCTGAAAGCCTCGGCAAAGCGGCACAATGTAGTGATTGTGGCGTTGGTACAGCTTAATAGGGCGGTAGACAAGCAAAAGGCTCCGACACTATCCGACCTACGGGGAAGCGGAGACATTGAAGCGGATGCAGACGCGGTTTTGTTCATGAGGCCGGAAAAGAGCGAGGATTTTTTGAGCGGCGATGATTACTGGCCTGTGCAGGTGATTTTAGCAAAGAACAGGCATGGCGGTGTGGGGTGTGTAGAATACCACTGGCAGCCGCAGTATCACCGGTATTTACCGCTTGCGAAAGGAGAGAAAACATGAAAATTGTACTGAAGGGCGTTCCGCCGAGCCTGAACCGGTTTGCGGGAAGAAAAAACACATGGAAATACCGGGATGCAAAAAAGCAGTGGAGCGATGCTGTGTACATAGCCTGCATGGCGCAGAGGCCATACGAGACGCTGGAAAGGGCCATGGTGCGCATAGACTACTATTTTCCCGACAGGCGCAGGCATGATGCAGATAACTACGCGGGAAAGTTCCTGCATGACGGGCTGACACGCGCGAAGGTGATACAGGATGATGATTTTGCGCACTTATGTACTGCGGTGCACGGGCATGTGGACAGGGATAACCCGCGCACAGAAATTACGGTTGTGAGGATGGTACAGGAATGAGTGTACAGGAGATAGCAGCGCGTGAATATCTGGCGGGAAATGCGCTTGGCAAGGTGGCGCAAAAGTACGCTGTGAGCATGGAAGCTGTGCTGGAAGCCGCAGCCAAAATTCCACGGCAGAAGGTGCATGCGAAAATGCCCCGGAAAGGTGGCGCGAATGTAATAACGCAGACCAACATCTGCATGGAATGCGCCAAAGCCTGCGGCGGGTGCAGCTGGACGGCAGTAGCGGCAGACGGAAAAACACTACTGTGGAAGCCAGTAGACGGCTGGACGGCAACACCTGTCAAAATCAATGTGAGGGCAGAGGGCGGCAAAGTGCGGGAAATCGAATCGTACCACATCACAGCGTGCCCGGAGTTCGAGAGAGGATGAAGATGGAAACCAAAAAGCTGATACATAAAATCATCACTGCACAAGCCCCGAAAGGACGGCCCAAGCGGCAGAAATGCCCCGGCTGCATATGGGGCAATAAGGTGTCTGGCGTATGCACGCAGCCTCGGTGTATTAAGGGATTGGAGAACAAGTCATGGGAATAAAGTGTAAACTGTATCATGATAATTTTCAGAATTTCAAGCGGTACAATATTCCGAAAGCACAACTGATTATTGCAGATATTCCGTACAACATAGGAAAAAACTTTTATGGCTCAAATCCGATGTGGTATGTAGGCGGGAACAATAAGAATGGAGAAAGCAAACTTGCAGGGAAAGCAGCTTTTAATACAGATGTCAATTTTAACATTGCGGAATATTTCCATTTCTGCAATAGGCTACTAAAGAAAGAGCCGAAAAAAAGTAATGGAAGGGGAAAATCTTCGGATGCCCCCTGTATGATTGTATTCTGTGCGTTTGAGCAAATAGAAGTGGTGCGACGGTATGCGGAAAAACACGGGTTTGCACACTGCATCCCGCTGGTGTTCTGCAAGAATTACAGCCCGCAGGTATTAAAGGCAAACATGCGGATTTGTGGCGCGACCGAGTATGCGCTTGTATTGTACAGGGACAGGCTGCCGAAATTCCGTAACGGAGGGAAAATGGTATTCAACTGGTTCCCGTGGCAAAGGGATAGTGCGCGTGAATATCCGAAAATCCATCCGGCACAAAAGCCGGTTGGTGTTCTGAAAAGATTGATTGAGCTATTTACTGACCCTGGGGATGTAATAATTGACCCGTGTGCAGGAAGTGGGGCAACGCTACGAGCAGCGGCTGAGTTAGGGAGAAATTCATATGGATTTGAAATGGACAGGAATTTCTATGAAAAGGCACTAAACGAAATGATACCCGAAGAGATTTTGCAGGTATTACATCCGTACACATTGTATGACATGGTAGGAAGTGATTTTGTTGGATGACATTAAACGCGCCCTTCTGGGCGATAAAGAGGCAGCCAAGCGTCTGACGGAGGCGGGGTGGCTGTTACCGTGCCCGTTGTGTGGTGAAGTAGTTGATATTACGTCACTTAGTCCACGCCTATTGCGCCCGTCCTGCAATCATACATATTGCATTGTTTGCTGGAGTTGCAATACGATGTTTGGTTGGGATATCGATTATGGCGGGCAGTTTGATACGGTGGCAGAAGCCCGCCTCGCTTGGAACACCCGCGCGCCGATTCTGA